ATCTATGCCTCCATCTATGCCTCCATCTATGCCTCCATCTATGCCTCCATCTATGCCTCCATCTATGCCTCCATCTATGCCTCCATCTATGCCTCCATCTATGCCTCCATCTATGCCTCCATCAACATCTTCTTCAACCGGTTCATTCGTAGATACATTGCTAACAAGAATCCAAGAACTAGAGAAACAATCAAACGTATCTACAAAACGCATTGAAGAATTAGAGTTAATTAATAAGATGCTTCAACAACAGACGAAATCATCGACACTACAACCTACAGGACAACCTATAACTGAAGTGAAAATACCTATAATTAAACCTAAATCAAAATCTATGCCGGAAGTTCATGTTTCTATCTAAACTGTAGATGTTTTTTTTCCAAACAAACTAGACATTTTCGACATGCTTGGTAAAGATGCTTTCATATTCTGGGTATGATACTCGAAATTTGCTTTTACGACATCACTCATTTTGGACTGTTGTGTAGAGTCTTTTGAACCAAAAGAAAAATTTGTTCTAAATTCGTTGGCCTTTGACATCATCGAATTTACTCCAGCATTCAATTTATCACTATATTCACCCATTTTAGAAATGAATCCAGAAACCATTGATGGAGCAGTCATTCCAGCCGTTTTTTCCTTGAATTCTTGGATATGGTTTTTATTTAAAGCATCACTTCTGGTAAGTGTTTTCCATACACTATTTTGACTTTGTTCTTCGTATGCATCAGGAGTATTATCAAAAACAAATGTTTTATTAATGGAATCATCGGCACTCGGCTTGTATCCCCTTATTTCATCAGGCATTTTGTAATTGAATTTATAAACCGACCATAATCCTACAATACTAATCAGTATACTATACACGATAATCATGAAGGATTTAATAGCCAAATTATTGGATTCGATTGAATGATTGGTCTTTTGTGATAAATTAGGTTTGACTGGAATATTTGGCTTGGGCATATCTTTGAATTCTTTCATACCCTTTAATAAGTTGTGAATAATAATACCTTCTATCAAAAAGTAAATACAAAAGAAGAATATAGATTTTACGGCATATTTAAAAAGACTATCTTTTTCGTTGTCACAAAGTTTGGTATACATGACCCTATTTATTAAGTCAATTTTATCACCCATAGTCTGGTTAGGAGTAGTATAACTAGATGCTCCAAAAATGAAAACCCAGGCGAAATATAAAACAGCAATAAACATTGAGAATGTGGTTAGTCCTACAGATATAATATACTTGAAAACCCAGTAAAGAATCGCACTAATCCACTTTATGACAGTCATAAGAGCACCTGCTGGAATGAATAACCATTTTATCCACGTTTTATCTTCTGAAAAAGCGGTGAATTTGTTTTTCATATTCCCGAATTTTTCTTTTAGACCACTAAAATCTATAGCTTTTCCACCTCTTATATTTTTTTCTTCTTTACTTCTTTCTTCTTGACCTTCGTTTTGTGTGCCTCCTTCTTCTTGACCTTCATTTTGGGGATTTTCTTCTTCTTCATTTGATGTGCCTCTTTCTTCTGGTGGGCTTTCTTGACTACCATCTCCTCCTTTTTCTTGCAGTGTTTCTTCTTCGTCACTAAATATTCGAATACCCGCAAATTTGTTCAAAAAAGAAAATACAAAGCAAATAATAATAACGCCTTCAGCAATACGTTTGAGTGTAACTTCCTTCGAAAATTTGAAATCAGGAGTCTTCAGTTTCATCAAATCATAAAGAACCTTCAAAATGCCACCTCCATTTTTCTGTATAAATCTGTAAATAAAATAAAATGTCATTAAAAAGAACACATACGGAACTTGGTCTTTTATTGCTGCACCTTCAATTGTTTTTCTGAAAAACGCTTTTATAGCATTAAACAAAGTATAAAAAAATTTCACGGGTTTAAAAATAAATTCGAATATAAAATCCGTTTTGTGATTTTCTAGGGAATGAAATACCGTCTCCCAATCAGGAAAAATAGGAGTAAAAGTTCCGCCCCCGCCATTCGGTTCTTTTTCACAAGAATGTCGATATTTATTCTTTCCATTCTTATCAGTTTCTTTCGGGATACTCAAACAGTCTTTGAAGAAAAACAGATAATAGGTATTGTAGACAATATACAAAATAATTGGAATAGTAAATAGTCGATATAATTCGTTTTTTATTTTTTTTGCATAATGGTTACATTCCTTTTGTATATTTTTATTTGCTTCATCGCATTCTGCCAATCCAGGAGGAATATAATAGGATACTATTGCTGGAGGCAAATCGACAGCAGGGATTTCTACATCTTCTTCGGAAACTCCCAAAATGTATTCTGGTAAAAGTAACCCGTCCATCGAATCCGAGTCCGGTAATATTAGAGTTCCATCCATAGGTAGAGGTTGATAATTCTTTGTTACAATCTGTCCAGATAAATACGGAAGGCGACTATTTATTTGCGTCGTAAACATTGATATCAACTGATAAACCGATTGTGGAAACAAGTTAATATATGGGCTCGGGATACCTCCTGTTAGCATTGCTTCAGCATCGCCAATCGGCGAAATACCGATGTTATAAACATTCGTGATAGAATGGGATTGATTCAAACAAATAAAAAACAAATGATTGAACATGGCCACTTCGTAGGGTGTCAAGTAGGTGCTATATACACGGTATTTCTCAAATTCGACTGCGTTTAAATATGTAGTGTAAATATAAAACATATTTGCCTGGACTGTCGGGTATGAAATGGTTCCGCTGGTTCCAGAATGTTGATTTTTGAAAACAATAAAAGAAAAGAATTGAGTAATATAATCCAAATATGAAATAAGGGGGGATTTCTGGGTTGCTGTTAAATTCACCGAAAAAGCATAATTTGCATCTATGGCTCCTGGAGGTTGATTCGGAGGAGGCGTAGGCGGAGCCGACGGTGTATTAAGAACCAATAAAACCGAATTCAATTCGGCTATAAAATTAGAGTCATCGATTTTATTAAAAATGTCTTCGAATCCTGTTAAATTCGTAGGGTAGGGGAAGTATTCAATATTCAGTGGAAAGAACGTATATTCATGGGCCGTTAATGTGTCAAATTTAAACCTCGCTTTTTCTTTCAAGAAGAGATGAAATCCGGCATCAGTATTAGGATATGACGGCTTAGGGAGTGCCGACGCGATAGTTTGAATTTGGTTGAGCGTGTCATCATTATTCAATTGGTTATCGAAATCGTTATTGAAAATGAAAAGCTGGTCTGTAGTAGGGTTAGCGCCGATAGACGCCTCGTATTTGTTCAATTGTGTTATATAAAGCGTTGCTAGAGCGGTCATATTTGTTATTTTCGGGTGTGTTGTCATGAAGGATTGTATTGTCATTTTCAATTGGGGGTCTTCATTTATTGAGAATCCTTCTTTCACACCCTTCTTCATGACATCATAAGCATATCTTGTTTTGGCTTTCGCTTTATTATATTGTTTGTATCCGTAATCTATTCCTGGGTTAACTACATCGGCATTCAATAACCCTATTTGACCAGTCGCCCATGTGAAACTTTTTTGGGTTTTATCCAAAAAAGATGTATTCGAAAGAGCACCAGTATTACAATTTACTTGACCTATCATCATGACTAATATTCGTTGGATAAATGCTTCGAGTCCCTTGTCTGCGTTTGATATTGGATTCCCGAATTGTTTGAAATATTTCTCGATTTCCTTTATGACATTCCCTATACCGGTTAATTTTAAATGTCGTGGAACATTTTGAAAATAATCGGAACTGAACATATCGAAACCTTCGATTACCTTTTCATTTGTATCTTTTTGATTTACCCATTTAGTTCCCATAGTATATATTATAATATATAATACGGAGTTATTATCTGGCGTATAGCATACCGCAGTTACCACCAACGAATGAAAGAATATTGTATCTTTCTTCGAATACTTTCATATTGTAGTTGTATTCATAGAGCTGCCAATTGTTTTTGGTAATCACAATAGGATTCCCATTAGAGTCAGGAAGAATATTATACTCTGAATTCTGTATGTCAAAAGGGGGAACATATGTCGTTACTTCTAATTCAATCGTTCTAAATTTGCTTAAATTGATGGCACCGGATGGTTGGTATTCTAAGGGGTCCGTATTCAAACAGAAATTATATACATAGAGGCCGTCTTTGGCCGACCCCTTAGTTCTCACATATTTTTCTACAAGATTATAGATACCCGATTCTAAAACATTCTCGCGATAATCGCCATTGAGAACAATACCCAGTGTTTCTAGAATTTCTTTTTGATTTTGAACGGCTAAATCTCCGGTGATAAAAATACCTGTGCTTAATTGGGGTGCTCCTGGTAGATTATCTCCTGGACCCGTTACTATATTACCATTCGGGTCTGTAATGGTGGGTTCTGCTAATTGGAGGTCTTTCGGCAAATTATGATAAGGCCAATTCGTATAATTCGACCATTCATTACGCATATTCACGTCATTGCGCTGTAGATACATCATCCAATTCGCAATCATTCCGGAAGAAGTTAATTTGACTCTTTGAGAACCTGTTATATTATTGAAGGTGTATTCGAATACGTCTTTTACTAAATATATTTGGTCTTCAGCAGCAAATCTGCGTGATTCTTCACCAGTCAAGAAGCAATATGTAGAAAGGAGGTGAATATCCGCGTTCCATGTGTTGTTTGTTAGAGGCCATGGATATTCGGTAGGATTCGATAGGTCAAAAACGGGGGTTTGTAGATACTGATACATATTAAATTGCGGTTGATTGAAATCGGGCTGAATATAGGGGAAGTTGTTCTTGACATCGAACACGTCGCGAACCTGGAAGAGTTCTTGGATGGGTCGCATTGTTACTGAAATATTGAGTTCATTGTATTGAAGGGAAATCATGGGAAAAGCGCATCGGCTATCGAGTGTGAACCATGTATTGATGGGAATATAGAGGGTCGAACCTCTTATAGAGGGTTCTGCTGACCTCGTGCTACTATAAAAAGCGGAGGGATATGCGTTTTGACGGCTGAACGCATTGGCGGGGTCGTTTATTTCGGGGGTGTTTCCAGTCATTTTGTCGAATAGGTCTTTTTTTTCAGCGGAAAAATCGCGTTCCACCATTGCGCGCAAATATTCTCCGGAGTATTTCTGGATGGTTTGAGAACCGCAGGTTATTAATATCTCCGAAATCATATTTGTTCCTAATTCGCGAATCCAACGGAAATCATAAGGAGCCCATTGGTTGCCGGTTGATTGACATGGGTTATATATAGGACTCCATATTGTAGGTAAATTGACGACCAAATAAGTATCCATTAATAATTCGGCATATCTAGGCATCTTAAAATTAAATGTAGATGGCTCTGTGAGTCGTAAATCCCTTAAACCGTCGTAATCTATGCGGAATTTTTGTAGGCCGAAATTTGTATATTTTGCATATGTGACACGGAAAAAAGTTTTCGTAGGATTTCCTGTAAGAATAATATTATTATTTCCTGTAGAAATCAAATTTAGTAGACCGCCTGCCATTCACTCTTGTATATTATTGGGATATTTTTATATTTCCATTTAGTATATGGATATTTATAGAAAAATAGCAATTCTAATCATTGTCATTTTATTTTCTTATATTTTATATCGGCTTTTTAAGAAGAGGGTGGAGATAATGAATGAATCAAAGGTCGAAGGATTTACTCCGAACGATTCTTATGTTCTCGCCATCCAAAAAGCGAATACGTTGAATGTCAATATTCAGAATATGCCTAAGAAATATTATACTAAGCCGTTGAATAAGTTTTATATTATGGGGGCTTATGGAGGCGGATTTGACGGAGCCAATGTAAGTGCCGATATGTTGTTGTATACATTGTCATTGGGATACCGGTATATGGCGATAAATGTCTTTTATGACGTCGTGAATAACTCTGCTGCTGAAAATCCATCGACAGTCCAGACGACTAGCCCTACAGCAATGGTCGGGTTCTCTTCATTGTATAATCCTATGGAGAATATAGCGGGGCATACAATCGCCTTGAGCGATTTCCTTGAATTGATCCAACAGAATGCGTTCTCGACAAATTCGCCGAATCCTGGTGATCCATTTTTTCTTCATATTTTACCGGGATATAAAACGGCGGCATCAGGAACTGGAGGTTCAGATGATAACACTTCCAAGATGGCTAGCAAAGGATATAATACACAGTTGAATTCGCAGATTGAACAGGCGCTTACTCTTATACGGGAAACAAATCGATCTTCAGGACAAATTACAGAGAACACGCCGATATCCAGCATTTTAGGTCAGATAGTAGTTGTCATGGATGGTGATTCGACGGCTGGAAATATCACGACGAATTTGCAAAATATGATAGGGCTTAATATTCCTTCTTCTAGTCTATTGATGGCGGCGTCTTTTCAAGAAGGTAAACCGAATGAACCCGGGTTCAATATAGTTCTCCCTTTTGGTGAAAATGGGTCTATACTAAATAGTATTCCTCCTTATACTACTCTTTATGACAAATATAAAATAAATGTTACGGCGGTTTGCCCGTGGGAAACGCGGTTTGTATTTACATCTTCCATTTTGGGACCATCCAATTTGGGTGATTATGAAAAGATGTTTTATAATGAAGGAAGCAGTGCCTTTCGTGTACTGCGCCTTATAGATGACCCCCATTAGATTCCTTTATGTTTTTTCAGTATTGTCAAGAAGATATCTGGGGGCTTTCCCTACGGGTCCCCTGGACAGGGTCCAAAGGACCCAGCTGTGCCCCCTCTCCGCGCCGAAGGCGCTCAGCGGGGCACTGGACCCCCCATTCTTAGTGAATTTATATATATATATATATATTTTTTTGATGGAGAACATAATTTTAATAGAGGAAAATAAATCCAGGAAAATAAATCCAGGAAAATAAATCCAGGAAAATAAATCCAGGAATATTTTCTACAGAATATTATTTTGTTTTATTTTGTTTTATTTTGTTTTTATTTTTCTAGATAGAAATCATAAAAACCTAGCTATATATATGTGCAAATGCGGTGTCAAGAAGTTACCATCTACTTGACCTTTCGTAATTATCGGATTCCGCCGCGGATTGCTCTATACGCCAAGCATTTGTTAACTTGTCTTCAACTCCGTCGTAGTCATCATAGTCATCGTATTGCTCTTCATCTGGTTCAGAATAAGATTCCCATTCTGGATTTCTGAGAATCGCCTCCCGTTTGTATTCCGATATCCAACCCTGTCCGGTTGGTTTCAAGTGCCTGTCTGGTAGACTATCACGAAGAACTTGGGTATTCCACGGGTCGTGGTTTTTAATGAAGTCCATTGCAGAAAGATCTAATGTATCACACGGATCGAAACAACAATTTTCTTTTTTTGGAGGGTCGGCAGCATTGTCTTCATCTGAAAACGGGCAACGAACGTAGGATGGTTGCCTAGAAAGCGGTAGACTTTCCACTGGTTCGTATTTTTCTTTAAGAAGCTGAAGCTCACATCCGTATTTATGGTTATCATCGATTAATTCGTTTATCATTTCATCCCGCTGAAGCACATCAGTTTTCATCTTCTTGACCTGGTCTTGTAGAAATTCAATCTGGGTTTTAAGCTCCGCAATCTCGGTGTCTTTATCAAGAGGCGTTGGACGCATATCGATGTAGCACTGTAATGTGCAATACGTAGGTCCGGCATATTTACCTTTACCGGAAAGCTTTTGAAAACGGACGGGAAATTCGTAAGGTTTCGGATATGCGTTTGCAATATTTTGGACCATTGGCTTGGGAACTGGCGACCATTCAGAGAAATGAATGAACATGTTTCTACCGTAGAATGAGTTCTCATTATCAAATTCGATTTTTGAAATGTTACCTAGAGAAGAGAAGTAATGACGAACAATAGTTTCATCCAATTCATCTGGAATTGACTTGACAAAGATACTACTACCTTTCCCTTTAGCCCAATTGGACCTTTGTGAATCATCACCGGCATTCAAAAGGGCGGGACTAAAAATGTTCGAAACAGAAGAATTCATGATTGAGTTGTTTTGGTTGCGTGTTATAAGGGGTGATCCTATTCGACTTCAAAAAAAGGATATCAATTTTATCCGGGGGTCTGCTATGCTTCGCTAACCCCTGGACGACCCCCGCTTGGCTCCGCCGTTCATTTTAAGATAACAAATCATGAAAAGAATCTAGGAATCGAGGAAGGATTTAATCCTACTTGACATCATGAAAAGAATCTAGGAATCGAGGAAGGATTTAATCCTACTTGACATCATGAAAAGAATCTAGGAATCGAGGAAGGAATTATTCTTACTTGACATCATGAAAAGAATATAGGAATCGAGGAAGGAATTATTCCTACTTGACATCATGAAAAGAATCTAGGAATTGAGGAAGGGTTTGTTCTCTTAAAATAAATGATGGCGGAGCCAAGCGGGGGTCGTCCAGGGGTTAGCGAAGCATAGCAGACCCCCGGATAAAATTGATTTTCTTTTTTCGAAGTCGTTCGGTAGTACCCCTTCCGCGAATCAACACGCAATCAAAACAACAATGACACAACATGAGATCCACGATTCAGTCTTTTATGCCATTGGATCAGCTATGGCAACCGAAGAGCCTAGAGATACCTACGTTTCATTAGTGGATTCCGCGGTTCATCAATTGGGTAGCGCACAAGACATCGCCTACACTAATAAAATCGAAACCGCCGAATACACTGAATGGAATCTAGCGATTTTCGATGGCCACGGAAGCGAACGCGGGAAAAATCCCTATACAGGTGTATATGAACCTCATAACTTAACCGTTTTAGCACTACAGGATATGATCGAAACGAAGCAGATGGACGAAATCTTGAGCCGAGAAATATTTGGCGAAGAAGATTCCGCGCGTGCGATGCAACGTGCTCTCAGCAAAATCCGTCTCGAAAAAAAGACGTCGATGCTTCATGTTGGCGCCACGATGGTCCATGTAAAAGTCCGCCGCATATTTGCAACAAAGAAAATCCTAGTTGATGTCCTTTCAGTCGGTGATTCAGTTGCTTTAATCCATCAAAATGACAAAAAAGTGCTTCAATCCGTAGAGCACACACCTTTTAATCCCGATGAAATAGCGCGCCTTATCGAAGAAAAACGTATTGTCAGCGAAGAAGCAGCCGTTTCTCCTGGTATGGGATTTGAGATGCTTGATGCCACTACTCTTTGCCATCGACCCGGTAAATACATTTCCGTCGGCGGCGTCCAGCTTGCGATGACTCAGTCGATTGGCCACATCCGTTATTCGCCTTTACACCAAGATGATGTCGGGGTTTTTGGTTTGACTCCTTACAAGGCGCATATGGAATTCACTGAATCCGACAAGCTCAATATCAAGCTTTTTAGTGACGGTGTTTCGGATATGATTGTCCCAGAGACATTGATTGATGACCGATACTTTATGATTCATTCGAATGCAACCAATACAGTGGAGTTTGCTAAAAATCGTTGGCAAAAAGAGTGGAGGGCTACTACCAAGACACGATGGAATGAACATCTTAGCAATAGTATGCCATTGGAATTTAACCTTACAAAAATCGGCGCCGATGATATTTCTTGCGTGTCTTTGATTTTGGAGCCTGGAACTCCCGCGTAGATAGATATTCTTGAGAAGTTATCAAAAAGGTATTCATAATCGTATTTAATAGCTAGATTATTCCCACACTATGGCACAAAATAAAAAATGAATTTGCCTATATAGTCACTGGGAATGACCTGGGCAAGGTCTTTTTTTGGTGGTCCCATCGAATATTATATCTTCATGACACTTCCTGATATATATTTTAGAAATAGATAATGTATATATATATATTATATATGCCAACTAGAAAATTGAAAAGAAAACAAAGAAAAACAAGTAAGAATAACAAAATGAAAAGAGGCGGTATGAAACGTTCACGATCTGCAGAAGAACTCTTATCAAACCCAGTTCGAAAAAGTAGAACATTACCATCATTAGACATACCTGCTGTGTCGCTTGGAAATGGTGACCCAACGACTAGCAGTTATGTGTCAAGAAAGTTTACAGATGCACAAATAAAAGATTTTGTTAATAAAGCCATAATAGATGGACTCCAAATAGTATCTTTACCTACGCCACCCCAATCACATTCTATAGTTGTAATTGTAAAAGATGATGTAATACAGATAGTTGATTTTAATTATGATACAGGACTCACAATTGGGGAAGAGGGACTTGACGAAGAAAAACGAACACTTAAATTATCGAAATTAAAAACAAAAGCAAAAAAAGAAGAACAACTAGCGCTTTATGAATCATGGCGTCAATATACCATAATGATAGAAGCAATAAAAACAAAATATATCGGTCGTCCAGTAAAATTCGTTCCAATAGATAAACATAGTGCCATTTATAAAAGAGCTGAAAATAAGTCAAAAAAATGTGGTATGGGCGGTTGTTCTGAATATGTTTATGGATGGTTAGACGAAACATATATTCATAATAAAATATTACCTATTGAAACAAAATATAAATTCCAAATAGAACCTTAACTATTACTATCAAAAATTACCATGACAAAAATCTATGTATATAATAAATATACATGGACAATAAAAAAATATGTAATGAAGAAATGACTGTTCCAGAATGTGAATTGGCTATTTTAAGACATTCCATAGATGAAACTGAATCGATTCAAAAATCCAAAATAGCAAATGCCGATGATGTGAAACACATGATAAATATTTTAGAAGGGTTTTTAAGAAAGAAAAAGAGTATTTGTTATGGAGGTTCGGCCATTAATAATATTCTTCCTGAAAATGCACAATTCTATGACCGTAGTATAGATATACCCGACTACGATTTTTTTTGTTTGCGTCCATCCATTGATGCCAAAGAATTGGCCGACCTTTATTTTAAAGCAGGATTTACAGAAGTAGAAGCCAAATCAGGAATCCACAAAGGAACTTTCAAAGTGTTTGTGAATTATATACCTATCGCGGATTTAACACAACTCAACCCTAAAATTTTCAAATCCATTCAAAAAGATGCCATCATTATCGATGGAATCTATTATGCTCCCCCAAATTATTTAAGAATGGGGATGTTTTTGGAGTTATCCAGACCCGCCGGAGATACATCTCGGTGGGAAAAAGTTTTTAAGCGTTTGAATTTATTAAACGAATATTATCCTTTGAAGGCGCCTTATAATTGTAATCAAAAAAAGGCAAATCCAAAAGATGGTCAAAAAGGATTCGATGAGGACAAAGTTTTCGTTATATTACGGGAATCATTAGCGGACCAAGGCGTCGTTTTTTTCGGCGGATATGCAGCATCGCTTTATACGAAGTATATGGGAAAAGCATATAATAGGCGTATTCCAGATTTCGATGTCATTTCAGATGACATCAATAAATCATCAAATATAATAAAAGAGCAATTGACTGAAGCTGGAATCCGTAATGTTCGGACCATATATCATAAAAATACAGACGACGTTATTCCTGAGCATATGGAGGTTCTCATAGGAAAACAGAGAGTCCTTTTTATTTTTAAACCACTGGCTTGTTATAATTATAATGAGATACAATTGGGCGGGCATTCTATAAAAGTAGCAACTATGGATACCATGTTGAGTTTTTATTTGGCTTTTGTTTATTCAGGAGAGGTCTATTTTGATTCTGACCGCATAATGTGTATGGCACAGATGCTTTTTGACCTAGAGCAGAAGAATCGCGTAAACCGCAAAGGACTCTTGAAGAGATTTTCCGCCAATTGTTATGGCGAACAACCGACATTAGCCACTATTAGAGCAGAGAAATCGGAGAAATTCAAAGAGTTCAAAGAAAAGGGTGTTAAACGAGGTTCTCCTGAGTGGAACGAATGGTTTTTCAAATATTCTCCGCAGGAAGTAGGGAATTTAAATAAATATGGAAACAACCTGCGCACTCAAAAACGTAGGCGTATACGAAGACGACGGACAACTATTCGAAGCCTGTTTTTTTAATCTAATAAAGATACCACCTTATGAATTGAATAATAAGAGAATGCAAACAATATACTCTTTATGACCAACCCTAGCAAGTTGAAATTGCCATCATCATTGTAAATCGACAAAAAAGAAAATCGTTTGAAAACCAATGTGTTCACAATGGGCAACTGATATACGAAATACAATAGGGCCAATAAAATAGGAATCTGGAATTCGTCTAGCCAGTGTTCTCTTTTTTTTTCACGCATTTTCTTTTCTTCGTATTCGCGAATCTTGCGGTCTTGTGTTTCTTGATATTCTTGGATATAGTCCGCGGTTACTTTCGGAGGAGGAATATAATTCGGCTGTATTTGTTCGTCTTGGGTATGATGGCCGATATTCATAGGAATATCTCTTTGTGGAAGACGCTGGTTTATTTCATCGAACCCGCCATTATATTGTCCCCCTTGATGAGGACCCCCTTGTTGAGGGGCCCTACCCTGAGTATGTTCAGGAGGCATTATTCCACCGGGAGGCGGAGGAGGCATCCCGTAGGGATTCGGATGGATATCCATGGGCATGTAGGTATTGCTAAAACCGCCATCTAGGCTCGGCCCCATTTGAGCAAGTCCTTGAGACATCTGCCGAACAGGCCCTTCTGGCAAATCGACGATTCTTGTCATAGAAATATTATCGGCTGCCATAATACAATATATTTGGGATATATTGTCTTCTATTTACCGCATTTTATTACCTAGTCGCCTCTCAATAGTTGCTGAAGGGGGTAACGATTTTCCCGAGCTTTGCACCATCAAGCGGGGGAGGATTTATTCTTGACCTAGAGTGAAATATCTATTACCGATTTTTTCAAGTTATTTATTTCTGCTAATCTGTCCAGAATATTGAAATTGCGAATAACTATAGACATCGAAATATGGAGCGATTGTTCAAATTCGAATATTTTCTTTTTTGACGGATTATAATAACAGTGTCGGTTGTCATGAAGGCATAATATATTAGTATCTTCTTGACCTTTTATGAAGTCTTCTATTTCGGTGTCTAATTCCGTCCAATCGACTATTATTTCACAGCCGGGTTTTATGGCGACTTCTATAAAACACCAAGAATTTTCTAGAAAGTATAATGGGATTTTCATTTTGGTTGAGTGTTTTTATCTAGTTTATATATCACTTGGTTTGTATATATTTTTTTTCAATTTTGTATAAAAAAATGAAAACTTTCCGAAGGTTGTCAAGAAGAATTAATTGACAACTGGTTTGGTCGAACCCAAATCGACGGTCTTTTTCGTTGGGTCGCATGTGGTAGGATGGAGTGTGTATTTATAACATTCTTCGCCGAATTTGAATGTCTTACCATCAATTTCGTCTATTAGGGGGCCGTTGAAGTTAATACATTGTTTTCCGTTGCATGTTTTATAAAAAAGTGTCGCTAAACCGATACCTAAAATAACGGAAATTAAAAAAACACCAATCGGTGTATTCAAAAGGCGTTTGAGATTCATTTTCTATATTGTGATATTTTTCTGGTCAGGAAATTTTTGATGCGGTTTTTTGTGGTTAATTTGTTGTGGGGTTTCTTTATATGTAGGGTTTTTCTGTTATTTGTTGTATGATATTTACGGGTATTACCGCCTCCAGGTTGAAATACGTTAAAGTTTCTGGGGTCAGGGTTATCGTTACCAGGTGTTGGTTGTCCTATAAGACGTTGTGCTTCTTTTTCTCTGGCTTCTTTTTTCTTTTTATAAATAGCTCTAGCTTGTTTTTTGTTTTGTTCTGCTTCTCTCGCTAGTTGAGTAGTCCACCCGACGTATGTATCGTCTGTATCGTATTCAGTGTCACTTTCTTGTGGGTATGGGAGTTCTAGATCAACTTGTTCAAGAACACGAGGGCCGTCTTTTCTACTAATAGTATCAGCTGCTGAAGACCTGCCACTCGTAATATTATCACTTTTATCAGAACTCTTAGTCCAATTACTACTTAATTTTGACATAAACCCACTTGACACAGAAGGAGGTAAAGGTGCTCTGGTATGAGACTCTTTAACGCGTTCTGAAGTCATAAGTTGTTCTTGTTGTCTTTTATCTATATCTGGACCAACTGAATAGGTTCTCGATAATTTTGGCGCAAAAAATGTTGACAACATATCTTTATCATTTAAAAAACGTTTAACGTCTATTGCTGCTGATGTTAATCCGCTATTTCTTGCATCTATACCTGAACCTTCGTCATCATCTTCTTTATAATATAAATCACGTGTTTCAGATTCTGGATTACTATTAGATAACATATTAATTGCTTTATTGAATATATCTTCCATTAATTCAATAGGTACATCAATGTCAAGGGATAAACTTACAAAGTGTTGTAATGTAGCATCAAACAAATCATTATAATATTCCAAATTTGAAGACTTTGGAAGTGTTGGTGGTAAAAATTCAAATCCACTTATTTTTACAGCAGATGGTCTTCCTTTTCCTTTAGGTAATGTAGTATCTTCTACTACTGAGTTTAAAAAAGTAATTAATGTTGTTTTTGAAAGTCTAGGTGGTAATGTTTTACTGTTTTGAATAAAAATTACTATGTTATATAATTTTCCTAATAAAATATTAAATGACTTACTACGTGGATTTGTAATTCTTTGTATGGCTAATTTTACTGATTTGTCTAATGTACTCATAAATGATGGTTCGCCAATATAAGCAAATAATGACCTCGTACGTGCACCAAGTAATTCGGCTACAGGTGTTTCACATGATGTAGTAATTGTAACAAAAGTACCTCGTGATAATTCAACTCTCATAATATCGTCTTTTAAACGTCCATCACTTCCTTGATTATAAATATCTGGAAACATTCCATTTGCAGCTCCATCCATTTCACTACTTGCATTTACAACAGATTGTAAAGAATTATTGCCTCTAAGAATTTGCGTTATTTTATCATTTATTTCTGCAATAAATCCATCTGGACTAGTTGTTGCATAAGGACGTGGAAGTTCAAATTTAAAATTGAAAAGTTCTTCTATTAAGCCTATAGTTATTTTTCCTTTTAAAAAATCTATAATAGCCATACGCGGATTACTTGATAAAGATTCGTGTATTAAGCTAGTTTCTGAACGAAATAATTTCTCCGGTTTACAATTTAAATAATTTGATGAACCGCCCAGACACACAACCCTTTGATTAACATCACTATATAATTTAGATATTGCCGTGCAGCAATCAGACATTTTTAAAATTTCTAACATAGCCTGGTCTTCATTTTGTATAGATTTTAATTTTCCTTTAAATGCTACTGCAGTCATTTTTAATACTTCAGTAAGAGTATCATCAATTACTCTATTATCAATTGCTTTTTCGATTAATGATTCCATACACGGAAGTTCTTTTTTTGGTAAATCATGACCATCCGGTAAATCAAACATAGCAATAATAAACCCGCATTTATCAATATCACTTTTAAAACTAGTATAATCTGCAGAAGCTTCGTGGGGAATATTATTAAGTCGTTTATTTTGAGCAAACCAAATTTGTTTTGTCAAAAAACATGCCATATCATAGAAAGCGATTTTAGATAGTTGACGATTGTTTTTGTTATATTGTTTAAATATATCTGTTATGGCTTTTAATTCAATAGAATAATTATCAAACAATTGTTTTAGTTTTATAACAATATACTTAAGAACATTTTTATGGTCTCTAATATCTCCTGCTTTTAATCTTGTTAATTTTATAGAAAACGTGGTTTCAATAGTAGTTACTAATGAATTAATTTTCATTGATATTAATCCAATTCTTTCGATTAAATCTGGTTTAAATATACTGATTAAACCAGTTGACATAATTGTGTTTAATCCTTCTGTATCTTTTTTTAAATTCCCTTTCATAAAACCTGAAAGTCCACATGTAATTAAAAGATTATAGGCAAGTTCTTCTAATAACATAATTTCAACCTGACATGTATTTGCATAATTCATTTTTCTTGGACCAAATGATGGTAATACAGCCATATACTTGTCATATAAATATCTTTTGATAATAGCTGTTTCAGCACAAGCAACTTTATCAGATGAAATAGCTTCACTATTATAACTAGAACTAATGAGGCTATCATATAATTCAAATTCAGACCACATTTTTTCATCTTCTATAAATAACGTTTTTTGTGTTTTTGCTCTAATGTCATTAATGTGTGCTTTGAAAGATAATGCGTCAATTGAGATTTGATCTATTTTGGAAGAATTTAATCTTTCAGTGGAACTTAATGTTAATGAATGAATATTTACAAGAGTAGAAACTACTGGTGCAATATCACCGAGGGCTTTCAAATATGCAGGCATCATAATTTCTAATAAATTAGCCTGGCAAGTCGACGAATTTTGTTTTTTACATGTTTTAATTCCCTCTGTTGCTGCTAAATTTACAATCTCATTTATTAGTTTTACATCTTTTATAGTTTGTGGGTCCGTCATTGTCCACCAACCTCTAGAAGTATCATCCTCAGTTTCACTTACCTCGCTACCAATAATCGGGTCTCGACGTGATATTAAATCTTGCCACTCTTTTATTTTATTTGGGATAGTTTTTTTTTCTGATATTAAATAATCAACAGCGGCTCTAAATGTTTTTATTAATACAGCTCCCGGAGTAACCTGTGCTTTTGTTGAAGCGACTATGCTATTAATTGGCCGAATGGCGCCTCCTCCAACTGTAATTTCAATAACTCTTCTGTTTATAGAGGTTGCTTCTGGAACTACGTGTGCTAATACTCCTACCTTTTGTTTTTTTGGTGGCATAATATATATATATACATATATTATTACGTTAATTCTGTGCAGGAATTTTCGTTATTTCGCTATCTGCAGGGCACTTAATCCCTTCTGGTTTTATATCGAAACATGTCCCAGTTGCGTCTTTATATTGTATATAATCTACATTATCTGGTTTCGGATAAACATAGACAACGCGTTTGTCGGCCTGATAAATATAAACGAAGAATAAACCAATCGCTAAACTAATAACAAACACCGGAATATTGATAAATTTTAATAAACCCATTATAATTTATCTTGTTATTTTTTATTTTAATATATTCTTCATCTACCTATTTCTTTCCCTTCTTTCCTCCCTTCTTTCCTCCCTTCTTAGACCCCTTATGGGTCGGTTCCGGTTCGGCTGATAACCAATCATCATTAATAGGAACAACCGGTGCCTTACTCTTTTCCTGAACACCGTCTTCATCCTTCAATTTAAAAACAAATTCATTCGGTGCTGTCGATTCCAAAATAACATTCGCTCTCTGTTGTGCCTCTAGAGCATCTTTATCTTGCTTTTCCTGTTGTCGTTGGGCCAATTTCGCCCTCATTTTGTCTTTATGACTCTGTTGGCTCATCATAGCATTCATTTTTGACATATTGATATTGGCTCCTCCCAATCCCATATTCTTCATCATCCCCTTCATCATGCTTTCGAATTCTTTTCCGTTCCCTGAACCCTTCATCTTCGTCATCATCTCGCTTACCTCCTTCATAATCTCTTCTTGAGAAATCGACCCATCCTTCATCTTATCATCCAATTTCGAACCAATCTTCTTGACCAAATCCATGATTTTTGTCGGGTTCCTCATCATCTTCTTCATTATATCTGCTGTATTTGTTGCGTCGCCGGAGCCATCATCGAACATGTGCATGACATCTCCGCTTAACTCTTCAGCTAGTTCCTTAGCTAATTTTCCGATTTTTCCGTCAAAAAGACCCTTGATATGGTTATGAAGGTCATCTGCTGATGGAATTTCTCCTTCGCCCATATTTTCTTCTTGACCATCTTGTCTGCCTTCTGCTGTGCCTTCAGCACCGCCTTCTTGAGAAAAACCATCGAACATCTCTTCGAATGTCTTTTCTATATCAGGCATTCCTTCTTTAGAAACGCCCTTAAAGAAATCCGTAAGACCCTTAATCGTTTCCGCCAATTTATTTTGTAATTCATCTTCACCTATACCTTCGAATAAACCTGCGGTGTCTCCAAAAGAAGCCGGTGATTTGATATTTCCCATAATAGTAACAAGAACCAACTGGAGGTACTTCCAGATGGCCTGTTTTGTGTTCTCACTTATCCCTTGAGCATTAAATAGCATTTTAAAATCCACATTGGGCAAGAAGAATGTATTAACGGTCGAATCAGCTAAGAAAATCTCTTCATTCTGATAAAGAATGTCGAAAAATCGTTCTGGGTAGGTTGTCAAACAGAATTGATATAGTGGGTTTATATTTGAGCCATCATCTTGATTTAGAGTTTCCCATAAATAAACATATTCCGGGAAAGTCGTCGTTAAATCTGCTAAAAAATCATGGATGACTTCAGGAAACTTTTCAGGGATGTCCATTTATACAAGGGTGTAATATATTTTTTAAGTTTTTTTATTCGGATATATAAATGTCGCAAAATCCCGCGCATTATACCGCGGATGAAACCTTTTCCGCCAAAATCTGGCGAATTAATTCAGCATCTACTTCTTCCGATAAATTATCGATAACCTCTTGCGTCATAGGTTCTCGATTATTCAAATTATAAAAAGTCTGACAGAAATTATGAACTATATCATGATTCTTCCTGTCTAATAATTTCTTCTTGACTTCCGCCTGAGCGGTCTGATTTACGGCTTCTAGTGATTTTTTCGCTAGGTTCTCATCTGTATACCAAGGATTTCTAAATTTCTCAGTGGAAATGAGAACATCGCAGATTTCGGGTTTAGAAATAATCGCAAATTCTGCTGATTCAGCAAAAGATTTCTTAAAAGCAGCAATTATTTTGTCGGGAATAACTGGACTCGTTTCCATAAGTCGGTCGAATTCTTCTTTCGACATTTTCAACATATGCGAAACGGCGATTCGTTCATTGGGGTGTTTCGTCAATTCTATTTTGATATTTCTGTAAAATTTGTCCCATGAAATACTGCTTACTCTATGAGCCTCATTCAATTGTGTTATTTTAAGAAACTGCTGGATAGTGCTTATTATCCCACCGACTATATTAATTGCTCCGACTCCCATAGTAAAAATGGCTTGATATTCTTGTGGAACACGTGTCTGAGCAAAATTGGCAGTTCCTGCTAGTGTCGAAATAATAATACATGGAATTGTATACCATGCGTTCAAACTCGAATATAGCACATTCGCTTTTGTATGAAGCCATCTATAACACATGGCTTTGTCGGCCCATTCCGCTAAAATACGTTCATGCTCTATAGACCATTCATATTTGTCAGGTATAGTAATCGTTTCTTCAATCTTTTCGTTTGTCGGTTTATCTTTCGTTTCTTCGGCCATTATATACAATAGAGATTTTTTATTGGCTTTCGAACGAATGACCCGATTCAAATCCTTTTCTTCAGATAAATAAATGGAGGAACGACTTTCTGTCTTAAAGAACACATTCGGCGAAATCATCGATTTAAAAGAAGGAAATATAACCGGATTGAAAACTTTGGATAATAGGATCCAACAGATAAAGACTTTATACAGTGATTTTATTCAAACTAACAAAGACCAGCTCTTCGTGTTCTCGCTAGATGCGTTCCATTTTCAAAGTAAATTGGTCGATTTGGAATACGAAGATATGAACAGGATGTTTCTTTCTATAACTAACCGGATGTATTGTGATTATTATAAGTTGTTCAAGATAATCATTTTGTATGTCAATGAGAACATCCCTGATAAAAAGTTAACAGAACTTATAAAAGTCCACGATAATTTCCCAGTGTATAAGGATTTAGAACCCTTTCGACAATATGACTTTCAGTATATCCAGAGTTTACACGAGATTATTTTAGTCATTCTTACTTATATTCATACGTTAATAACGAATAAAGAACACGATTTGAAGGTATATCAAATGAAAAACCAGATTGGACTTCATATTGATAGTTTTGTAAGCACGTTCTCGTTTAATACCGTAATGATGAACCAACGCGCGCTCCTTTTTATAAATTATATTGAATTCTTTCATAAAACCCACACAAAATATTTGAAACGATTTACTATGAAATTAAACCTAATGTTGAGTCAATTAAACCATGATATTAAACTGGATAATCCTACAGAGAAAAAAACGGCGAAAAAAGATATGTTAGAGGATTTGAAAGAAAATAACTTGGACAAAAAATTATTGAGAGAACTCAAGGTTTCTATTGCGGATGATGCATCGACATCTGGTTCAGGGGGTCTCCGTAGTAAATCCAATTCGGGGGATTCGATTGTGCAAGAACAATATGATATAAATAATACCGAAACCGTTTCTGATTTGAGTGATGACGCAAATCAATCAAATAAAATCAAGGCTAAATTCGTGATTAGTCCAGTAGACAATACATTGAATACAATTAATACAATTAATCCTTTTGATAATATTCTTACAAGCCCGATTACGAGTCCATTGGTAGAATCCAACGATAAATCTACAGAAGAACTTATAGAAAAACTCATAGGAGAACTTATAGAAGAAGGCTTTTCTAATGAATTTATTGAAAACCCAGAAGATACAATGAATCTTTTGGAAATAAATGAACACTTCATAACATAAATAAGATAAATAAAAGAATATAAAAATAATATAATATTGAAAACTATAATGGTAAATATTGTTATAGCAAAATATAATGAAGATATAGAATGGAGTAAAAAATTGACTCATAAAACAACTATATATGATAAAAGCGATAATCCAGTTGAAGGAAGTATTAAATTAAAAAATGTTGGCAGAGAAGGAGAGACCTTTTTATACCATATTATTAATAATTATAATAATTTAGATGATGTAACAGTTTTTTTACAAGGAAATCCTTTTGAACATTTACAAATATTAGTTGGTTGGAGAGCAAAATTAACAGATGAAGAAATTAATATGGTTATTAATAAAATGAATGTGGAAATAAATGATAGTAGTGATTTTACTACGTTTTATCAGGTTTTATATAATGACCCTAGCCAAATAAACGGAGTTAATACTCAAGAAGCATGTAAAACCTATTATGGTGAAATTCATGAAAATTTTACTGTATCACCTGGAGCACAATATATAGTTCCAAAAAAATATATTTTATCACGTCCTTTAGATTTTTGGAAAAAATTACATTTGGCTATGTATGATAATGAAAAATTAAATGGTTATTGTCAAGAACAATTATGGTATTTAGCTTATAAACATAAAATGAATAATACTGTTGGTGATCATGACCAAGAAAAAAATAGATGTATTTATTCTATTCCAAATTTTAACCATACACCATATAGTTATTTTACACAATGTAATATTACAATCTAGTGGAAATAAATGAAAACTTCATATCATAAATAACATATAAATATTTTAATATGTTATTATAAGATGTCCATTGTTCTCTTCGTTTTCTTATATTTCTTCTTGACATTCTCCGAAGGATTCATAAAGAAACCATTCATACAAGATTCGAGAACATTCATAAAATCTACGAACCCCCTTTTCAAAAAAATACGAGGATTCTACGGACTTATTGGACCCAATATAAATAAAACCAATATAGATAATCTGTATGACCTTTTTACTGGCGATGGAATAATACAGGGAGTTTTCTTTCAAGAAGAAAATATTACTTTTGTAAAACATTTGGTGAGAACCGAAAAATTAGTCCACGAATCTATCCATGGAAAGTTCTCCAAAAATATTCTTATGACTCCGTTCTATATTTTATTGAATAAACTGGGATTAATTCCCAATATTCTCGGTCTAGCAAATACAGCCATATCAAAATTCGGCGACAAAATATTTGCTCTTTTTGAAAGAGATTATCCGTATCAAATCGGAATAAATTTCGAAAATCAAACTATTTCGACTATCAAGAAGATTCATATTACGGGATTGGACCATTTCTGTGGTCATTCGAAACTTGTTTTCGATGAAAGTTCGAAACTTGTTTTCGATGAAAGTTCGAAACTTGTTTTCGATGAAAGTTCGAAACTTGTTTTCGATGAAAGTTCGAAACTTGTTTTCGATGAAAGTTCGAAGGAATATTCGGTTGGGCCTCCAGTTAGCCCCCAGGAAGTCCATTCAATCGATTACGAAGTCATCCATAAAACCGTCAATTATTATAGGTTCTCCCAAGAATTCGAACTCCTTAAAAAAATCCAAATAAAAACTGAATATATTCCTATTGTCCATGATTTCGTAGTGTTTAAAAACAAATTCATTTTCTTGGATGCGCCATTCAAATGGGATTGGAGACAAAAAATCCCCGTCATTTTCGACCGAAGCAAGCCTAATAATATATATCTTTATGACAACACGGAGAACATCCTTCGAAAAATCCCATCTAAATCCCCTGGATTTTATATTTTTCATTATGCTGATATCGAAGAAATAAATAAAAAAATAAACATATATGCGCCTGTTTATGACAATATAGATTTTTCTTCTATGGATATTTCTGGAAAATATAGAAAGATAACTATTCATGAAGATTCATTAATAACTTATAAAAATCCAGTGTTGGAGAACATGAATCTAGATTTCCCTCAAAAATGGCGTTCGTATGTTATTTTACGGGGTATAAAAGACGGAAAAATAACCGAATTCGTAGTTTGTAAGGGACTTACAATTATTACAAAAATCAAACTACCGGAAAACAGATTCTTTTGTGGAGAACATTCAATAGTAGAAATCGAAGGTCGACCATATTTAGTCGGGTTCTCCTATGATAGATTAGATAAAGGATATATATGTATTATCGGTGTATTTACAGAAGAATATGCCGAGATGATCTTGGACTATTCACTTACAATTGGGTTTCATTCTATTTTTCTTTCATCCGATTCTTCTACAATGTTCTCTTCTTCATCATTCGAACCTTCATCAGAATCATAAAGAGAAATATCTTCATTTATTTCATCGTCTTCATTTGAAAATCCGTCTAGGTTAGAGCCTTCTCTTTGAATGTTATTTTCATTTGGTAAAAAGGAATCAGTCGGCCCTTCATACGGTATCATTCTATCAAGGTCATCATATATTTCTGTAAAATTGAGTGGTGATTTAATGGACCAATATTGTTTTCCATTAAACATAAAAGAAATGGAGGAGAACTTCCGGGTTTCTACAATGTCATAAAGATGATCTATTTCTCCTGGATTATCAAATAAAAGAGTGGGGTTCTCTTCAATATCAACGAAACAAGCAAATCTTTTTATTTTTGGAATAATGGGGTCTATAGGAAGCGATGAAAAAAGGGGGAAATTTCCTATCTTATCGTGTTTAATAGAAGGAACTAATAAATCGACAGTTTCATCTGTGGTTTGTTCTACATTATCGAAATCAGCAGATAGTCCGAAGAATCCTGATGATGAAGGAGAACATAGGAACAAAACATAGGGGGACGGTAAAATAGAATTATCTGATGTTTTTTTTAATTGGTAAAAAGATTGGTCAATTCCTGTAGATTGAGAAGTTGCAACGGTCTTAAAGAATGATATGATTGAATCGTCAATATTAATATTTCTTAATTGGTAAAGAACGAGAACCTCATAAGGAGTTGCCCAAAAATATTCTTTGTCTTCTCCGGGTTTAACTCCTATTCTAGTTGCGTCGTAAGTTAGCCATAGGTTCTCTTCTGTCATGAAGAAGCCATTGAATAATTCCGGTGAATAAACGTCGGCAACCGATTCGGTTTCTATATCGAGGGGTTCTACAAGACTTGGAGGGAAGATGTCAAAAAGGGTTGATTTGAATGAGTCTACAACCAGGTTCTCAATATCGTCGTCTGATGATGCTTCTTCGATTTTTATTAGTTCGGGTGCTGATGGGAAAACGAGGCTTTTTTTGGATTTGTCATAAACAGTTAAATATAATAAAAAGGGGTATTGACCTTGGCGGATGCATTTGTATATACAGAAGTTCTCCGAATATTCACCGGGAGGAATATCGTAGGACTTTTGTAGGAATTTGAGATTGTCTACATAATATGATTCACCGAGATATTCATATGTTATTGGTTTTTCTAATGATTCTGGTTCTCTTGGTTGGTCGTTCTTTATTGATTCAGTTTCTACGGACTCATCGTCTGATATTTCTTCATGACCTTCTTCTTTAATCTCCTCGGGTTCCTCTTCTTTAATCTCCTCGGGTTCCTCTTCATGAACCTCCTCGGGTTCCTCTTCATGAACCTCCTCGGGTTCCTCTTCATGAACCTCCTCGGGTTCCTCTTCATGAACCTCCTCAGGGACCTTTTCACTCGATTTTGAAAATGGAAATTCAACCGGGTTCCAAATAGATTCAACCGGTTTTTTTGGAGATAAATTGTATCCCGAAAATGGCAATTCAATCGGTTTCCAAATAGATTCAACCGGTTTTTCTTCTTTATATATCATACTCGATTTTTCAATCGGGGGTTCCTGTAATTTTCGCCGACGTGGTCTCGAAAAAGAATCAGCCAATTTAGCCGGGGAATCCGGATATTCAATAAATCCTTTATGACCAACTCCTGAAAAAGCATTTTGAACATCTCTTTTAGACCTGCTTAATTGATACATATAGTTCTTTAATATATCATTCTATTTTATTTTTTGAAAACAATATAGAAAATATACTTGATATAATGTATCCACCCCCTCCAATCACATACACACAAACAAATGTACGCCGAAGAGTATTTACCCGATGATGCTAACCTCGATTTTGATAATACCGATGTTAGTATTGAATCGACTTCTAGTATGGACACGGTTGAACGTGACCAAAAGAAGCGAACGGAGTTGTATAAACGTTTAGACCCAGATTACTATTCCTTCAAGAGGGTCGAAATGGACCAAGACGGAAATATCCGTTTCCAAAAAGTACCAGTATATTCCACTCCCATGCAAGGAATCATTCGAAATGCCCCTACTGGAATCAAAGAGGAGCATCGAGCGGGAACTAAGGATGAAAATCTATATTTTACAGTGAAGGACACGGCTATCTTTACCAAGACAGATACAAACAAGGAACCACGCAAACTTTTCTATAGGACCCCCGAGGAATTCGAGAGACATTTCAAAATTGACCTTCCACAAGCAGTAAAGGAGAAGTGGCATAAGAAAAACTAAACCGGTTAATCATTCTAGACGAATGATTTAGAAAAACCACACTATTATATATAATGAATTTGTTATATATAATATTTACACTTGTTATTGATACATCTAATCCTACAGGACATCCTGCTTTGCCTCCTTTAAACCCCATCCCCGAACCAACAGAAATACCGAAGTTGTCTTATCTAAATCTTAAAAATGTTATTTTTCAAACGAGATTTATGGGAATAGACGAGAGGTTTCCTGTAGGAATATATGACTCTGATGAATTTATTCGAATAGCCAATCTAAATGATTCTTTTGAGAAACTCCAGAAGGTTCAACAAAGGGTCAAAAATAATGTATTTATAGAGGATGTCAAAAAGGATGAATTAATAAATGAAATTTTACAACTCGATGAAATCGACGGATTTAAAATAAAATCGGGCGGTTTGTTTGATGACTGGGAAATGAATATATAGAATATATATATGCCTACAAATAGTGATTATGATGGATTTTTTTCCGGTATAGACGGTATTCCTATGTTCACATATGGTATGATTGCGTCAACCATTATCGTATTATCCTACATGACCTTTATGGAAGAAAGCCTTCCTGAAGAAATCGAACCGGATTCTTCTGTATTATCTGCAGCAATTACATCTCCAATACCTCCGGCATCTTTAACTGAAGAAGAAGAACCGATTCCTTTTATTCCTCAAGAAGAACCTGCTGCTAATGAATTGGTTCCCGAAGAAAATGAACAACCTCCTTCGTCTCTTCAAGAAGAAGTTATTAATGATATCGATTCTCCTCCTCCTTCGGAACCCAAAGAATCAATCGGAGGAAAAAACAAAAAACGTCGTATTACTAAACGAAGAAAGCCTCAAGCATAACTCATACAAGTGTCAAAAAATGAATTTATTTGGGCAACATCAGCACCAACAACCACATTATCCGGAACAACTGTAAGATTTCCCTTTTTGTAGCACAAAATAACAGGAACTCCGTTGACAACCCTTTTGGATTTTAAAAGGGCGTAAATGTCGAAGTTGTCATCGATATCAATTACTGCTCCCTTAATCGTCTCTGGAAATTGTGCCATACGGGAATTAACTAATGAAGCAATTTGTTTACATGGCCCACACCATTCAGCGCCGAATTTAATGACTAATGCGCCTTGGTTATAAGCAAGTTGTTTTGCAAATTCTTCTTTAGACATTTCGGTTATAACGTTTTCGGGAATAGGAACATTCATAATAGGAAGTTTGTTAATAGTAGTAAATGCCATACTTCTAAACATTTTTACAATATAATATTTTTATTTTTATTATATTATAAACGAATAAATCCTGCGTATTATAAAACCTAAGTTATTCTACCGTTATATAAATGAAAAAGTGTTCGGCTAATAAACAATCCCATAACCTAAATATAAATATGTATTCCTTCAGAGAACTTCTAGAACTCTTCCAATTATCTTCTAAAATAACAGTTGAGGATTTAAAACGGGCTAAAATGATGGTTCTCAGAATGCATCCGGATAAATCGCGATTACCATCCGAATATTTCCTTTTTTACAAAAAAGCGTTTGAATTAGTGGTCAATTATTATAATGAAACCGCGAAAACCGAAACAGAAGTTCCTACGACTGAGCAGACTTATACACCTCTTTTGGACAATGACAAACGGGTAGTCAATATGGTCCAGAAGACAATGAACGATATGGGTCAAGAAAAATTCCAGGATAAATTCAACCAACTCTTCGAGACCATGGTGGAAAAACCGAAACAAAACGTCAATGACTGGTTCAAAAACAATGACCCCCTTTATCAATTCGATAATGTTAGTAATACTGGAGGTTTAGCACAGGCAATTGATACCATCAAACAGAAATCAAGTGCGGTCGTCCGATACAATGGGGTCGAGACAATGAGTTCAGGGGGCCCATCATATGGTAATCTTTATGACACTGAAGACGATGGTTCTTACGTATCGTGCGACCCTTTTGGTAAACTGAAATTCGATGATTTGCGAAAGGTTCATAAAGACCAAACCGTTTTGGCTGTGAGTGAACGCGATTTCGATAAAATGCAGAAATACGCTTCGATGGACCATCTTCAAAGAGAAAGAGGGTCTTTAAATGTCCAGCACGTAGATAGAAAGGAACACGAAAGATTCTTCGAAGAACAACAGCAGGTCCTGAAGGAACGAATGGCGGCAAAACAACATCAGGCCTCTTTGAAATCGATGGAATACGCTCAAAAAAATAATTCTGTTATGGCTCAATTTCTAAGACTCACATAGAATTGAATTTTATTTGAACCTCGTCATCCATACCCAAATATTATCATGTATATTATATACATGTTGAATAAAAAATCAATAAGTCATTTCGGGGATCTTGCTGCGCTACCCTTTTTCTTCCTTCTTATTTCGTATTTTTATTATATCGAGAACAAGTCCCCATTTGAATGGATTCTGTATTTGTTTTCTATAGGCGCGTTTTTAGCTGATATAGTATTCACTTATATATATTTTTTTGACCCATAAAATTGAATTTTATTTATAATTGTTTTATAATCATAAATAAAATGCCCGACGTTATTGAACTCCACGTTTTAGATAACCAGATAGTGACAAAAAAAATATATATTTATGACACACAAATAATGAAATTCAAAGAAAAAGTCCAGAAGAGAACATCTACCAAAGAAGCCCTAGATGAGTTCTATAGAATAACTGAAATAATTAGAGAACAACCACCGTTCTATATCACACACTAAAATTCATCGCCTTCTTCCTCTTCTTTTCCTGCTCTTTCATAAATCGTTCGATGAGCTCTTTTTTATCTAAATCCAACATGGCCGGTCTGTAATCCATAACTCTCTGTTCAATGTCGCTATAGTCGTAATATTGAATAACCGTCAATGGTAGCAATATAAACCATCTGTCGGCCATTTGAAGTTGTTTCCAATAAATATCTAGAGAGAACTCTTTTTTCCTTTCAGGTTCTCTCATTAATTTTTCAAGACCCGTCCGGAAGTTGTCCAAAAGAATATCATAATATTCCTTCTTGACAATATATCCGGTGGTCGTTTGAACATTCGTGACACGTGCACAAAAATCGGAAACTGGAACATAAGGAGGACAATTGTTTCCCCCGATTACAATGACATCCCACTCGATTCCTGATTGGGCGAATTGTTCTATACTATTTTTGAGAATCATCGGGTTTGTGAATGTAATATCGTCTTCACATATAAAAACGTGAGGCCAACCACGAGATTTTGCTAATTCTAAACAGCGAATATGACTAATTGTACATCCTACATTTCCTTTTAACATTTTTACAGCAGGGAATCTTTCGGCACCTGTAATACCCATCTTTACAAGTTCCATGAGAATATGTTCTAATCGGTCTGTTCTATGGTCTAAATTAATAAATAATGTATGTTTCAACAAATGTGTCATTATATGTCATAAAGAAATATTTTTATATTTGTTATGCGTCTTCATTTATTAGTTGTTTTAGAATAGAAATGTTATCTTCGGGTTGGTTATTAATTAGTGGCGTTTGACTGGTCCTGAAGAGTGATATAAGTTGGTCCATTTTATCTTCTAAACGGTCGATCCTTTTTGTTATTTCTTCTGTAAAAGAAATTGGTGGATTTTCCATTATTTTTTCAGATACGTCAAACTGAACACGGCGTTCTGATATTGGTTTGAGAACCTCTTTTGGAAGATCTTCTAAAATATTTATTTTTGTAGATGGAGTGGGCGGAGGCGGGGAATACTCCTGTAATTCACGTTCTCTCATTTTCTTTTGGTTCTCAATCAATTCTTCCATATTTGTTATTACATCATCATCCAATTTTTCTGAAAAATCAATTTTTTTTGGTTTTGGTGGGTCAAACATTGAGTTATATTGTGATTGTATTTGTTCTATATTGGGAGCATTATCTCTTTTAAGACTATTTGTTAGAATACTTATTTGGTTCCCCATTTGGTTCCCCATTTGGTTATTTACCGGAGGATTATTAACTACTGTATTAGCATACGCAACTCGTAATTGTTCTACCATCGATGAGAGAACCTTTCTATTTGTCATTAATAAAATCTCTCTCGTTATAACTTGGGGAAGTTGTTCATATTGTGATTCTATACTTCTTCTGAACCACTTATTTTTTTCATCTACCGAAGAAAATACTTTATTAATTTCCGGAGTTTTATTAATCATTTCATAAAGAAGATTCTGGTTCTCTTTTGAAATAAATAAAGACATATAATCTTATGGCTTTATTTTTCTATATTTATTCTTTATGGAATATTCTCCTTACCGAATTTCCAATGGAGATTTATTCTTGAAGTCATCAAATTCTATTTGCGGACCATGATTTATCGACCTTATAATTTGATGTTTAATCGGTTTGCGTTTGACATCCCCCGTCAAACAGAATGGCCCATTACAGGCATCCAATACATTTGTAAAATAATCCTCTACAGAACCCAACATATCGGATAAATAAGCAGTCGTGTCAGCATATTTTTCAGGCTCGACGTAAATCATAAAATCTCCCGTCCTAAAATCTTTTTTATCTGCTCCATTCGAATTACCACGTTTATAATGCCTACTTGACCTTGGAAACCATAGTAGTTGAATGACGTTCTCATTATATCTCTCTTTATTTGTTATAGGACCAGGAGTAAGAAACTCTCCGAAAGAGGTAGCACCCGTTTTCATTTTGTCAAAAACAGACGATGCTATCGATGACAATTTTCCAGGGGAAGTGCATAGGTCTTCATTGTTCAATACCTTTTCTAATTTGGCCAAATCTTGTTCCCCATATATCTTCTTACCTTCTGGTGAATTTATTTTTTCTTTAAGACTCTTAATAATTTCTTGTGCCAATTTTCTCTTTTTGACCCAATCGAGGAGAACCTGTGAGTCCGGTTCAGAACCATTCTTGAGGCTGTCATACACAGACTTCAATCCAGGTTGTTCAATCGATTTCAATAGGTCATCAGCAAGTTCTTGTCTATTATCATAAATATATGTATTCAGAGACTTGTCTTCGCCCGATTTCAGTTTTTGAAACATGTCGAGAACCTGCGATTTATCTATGGCTACACCACCACCACTACTTATAGAACCCTTCTGGATTTTCATAAAGGGAACTCTATAACAAACTACTAGATTCCCCTTTCGAAACATCCATACGCGTTTTTTTTGTGTTATTTTATTGGTTTTTCTTTTGTTTCCTTTGTTTTCTTTGTTTTCTTTGTTTCCTTTGATTCTGTTTTTCAAAGATTTCATATTTAAAATATCCTTAGAAATTGTTAGTCATTATAATAAACCTTTCTTAATTCAAAAACGTATTTGTCGGGAATTTTCTTTTCCAAAAACAAATCGATTCTTTGTTTTACAGAGAGAACATCTGTTTTCCCCGGAAGAACTCCTGTTAACATTGTTATAATAAAAAACAGAGAATACATACCGCATTCAGTATTCGTTTTTTGATGTCTGTGTCCGCGATTATTATAAAATTCGAATTTTATAGGCGTCGGTAATTGGAGTCCCTGTTCTAAAACTCTGTTTATAAAGGGCTTCTTTTCGCCATCGACTGATTCTTTTTTATCTTTCTTCCATATTTCAGGAGGAATTTCATTGTCCGCACTGTCAAAAAAGAAAACAAATTTGTTATCTATATCTATAAAAACGGAAACCCAATGACTTCCAGATTCATTATAATGGTCTAAATTAAAAACAATCCCTATTTTCGTCTTCTTGGCTTTTATAAATCGGGCTAAATCAAACCTACACAAATCTTCTAAAACGCATTTTCCACCCATTTCTGGCGGCTTACTATCAAAATCAATAGTGGTCGGCCCAATGAATTTGAACTCGGGATTGCTTACATGATATTGCTTCATGACATCTTCTATATCAAAATTCGAAAGCCATTCGTCGGGATTCGATTTCCATTCAGGAGGATGTTTTGGAGCAAAAATAAATTGTTTTATTTGTTCCTTCATCTTGGTGTCAAAAAGAGAATCTAACCAACAATCCTCTTTTTGACAATCCAGGCGATTTTTTAGAGCCCACCAGATTTTGGTCGGGTCTGTTTCTTTTATGGGTTCTTGTGGATTTTTATTATTAAAAGCTTCTTTAATAGACAATATGATTTCAGGTGTAAAACATGTTTCGCCATTCACACGTTTGTTTTTGACAATCGGGCTACAGTTCATCAATTTTACCCGCCTTTTAATATGGTTTTTCTTTTGAGTTCTCCTTCTTTTATATGTAAAAAATCTGCGTGTTCTCCTCATTTGTATTATAAACATATTTTGTTATCTATTACACCTTTTTACATTCTAAACGCCGACCGCAAGGGTCGGCGTATTTGAATGTAATTAGGTAACTGTTACTTTGTAACCGATAAAATACCTTTTATATATCAATAATTCTGCCGAAGGCAGAATTATCATATATAATCGGCATTTGAAAGGTTAAAA